GGCACATGAGCGCAGGGCTGCAGGGTGAGTAGTCTAGTCCAGCAAAGCAGGCAGCCAACTTCTGCACAACCCACTTGCGCCGCGCTCAATTAGCTAGCCAGCCCACACTCAAGCAGTAGGGGGGGGGCAAATCGATGATTTATTATAATATGCTTTTGGCTTCTTGTAAAGTGTTGGACTGCTCTCATTGTTTCTCTAATCCGCCCAGAGTAAAACTCATTACTCCGGTCGGTTCATTCACTATTATTCAGCAGTATAAGGGGAATTTGATGCACTTCCTTGAGCGTTTCCTAAGAATTGTAGTAACAGTTGCAGTTGTTGCTGTAGTTGTTGCTGTCGCGGTGGCTGTAGTCGCTGCTACTGTTGTGTGTGCACTGTGGCGAGTTGCTATGCCAGCAAAGCAGGTGCCCCATGGCTGATCCTACAGTCCTCTGGCAGCCTCAGCCAGGCCCTCAAACCGCCCTCCTCCAGTGCCCTGTGTTCGAAGTGTTCTACGGCGGTGCTCGAGGTGGTGGCAAGACAGAATCCAGCATCGGTGATTGGCTTGAGCACTCTGGCACTTACGGTGAAGGGGCAATTGGTATCTTTTTCCGTCGGAAGTATGTGCAATTGGCGGAAGTCATCGCTCGCACTAAGCAAATCTTCCCAAAGTTGGGTGGAAAGTACAATGAACAGCGCCGTGAATGGCTCATGCCAGGTGGTGGACGCCTCAAATTTGCCTACCTTGAGCGTGACAGTGATGCTGAAGAGTACCAAGGGCACTCTTACACTCGCGTTTACGTGGAAGAAGTCACAAATTTCCCCTCACCTTCACCAATAAACAAGCTCCGCGCTACCCTCCGCTCAGGTACTGGTGTGCCGACTGGCATGCGCCTCACGGGCAATCCTGGCGGCCCTGGGCACAATTGGGTCAAGCTCCGCTACATCACCCCAGCTCCAGCAGGGTACAAGCTCCTCACGGAATCCTGTGAGATTGAAGTTGATGGTGTGCTGAAGCATGTTGAACTTGACAGAGTGTTCATTCCTTCTAAGCTTAAAGATAATCAGATGCTTCTCCGGAATGATCCTACTTACGTTTTGCGCTTACGTCAGTCTGGCTCAGAAGCACTCGTCCGAGCCTGGCTCGAGGGTGACTGGGATGTAGTTGATGGTGCCTTCTTTGCTGAGTTCTCAGATAAGCACATCCTCCAGCATGAATGGGCCTCCCGCATTCCTCCACATGCTCTGCGCTTCCGCTCCTTCGACTGGGGTAGTGCTAAGCCTTTCAGTGTGGGCTGGTATGCGCTGTCTGATGGTACTTGGGGGCTCCCAGCAGATGCTTTGTACAAGTATCGTGAGTGGTACGGTGCTGTCGGGCCGAACAAAGGGCTGAAGATGACTGCTGATTTGGTAGCTCAGGGGATTATCGAGCGAGAGAAAGGGGAAGTTATCCGCTACGGAGTGGCTGACCCAGCAATTTTCATCAGAAATGGGGGGCCAAGTATTGCTGAGACGATGGCAATTCATAAGTGTATGTGGAAACGTGGGGATAATAAACGTATCCCAGGCTGGCAGCAGCTTCGTCAGAGGTTAGTGGGTGCAAATGGTGAGCCTATGATCTACTTTGATGAAACCTGTGAGGCTTCCATTGAGCAGCTGCCTACAATCCAGCATGATGAAGGTGATCCTGAAGATATTGACACTGATGCAGAGGAGCATGCACTGGATGAAATTCGCTATGCCGGTATGTCCCGCCCTTGGCAACCTAGAACAGCACCAAATTCAGCTGAATCCTTGCGCACAGGTCGGCCTGCACCTACCATCATGGAATTACTCGAACGCACTAAGTCCTCCATGAAGAAGAAAGCTGAACGACTATGAATAATGCTGATATTGATCGTATTACAAAGCCAAGTGCAGATAAAGGTTCTTTGGGAGCCTCACAAGTTGCTGCTTGGCTGGTAGAAATTGACTCACAGAAGCAGAAAGAGAAGGCTTGGCGGACTGAAGCTGCAAAAATTGTCCAGTTGTATGAAGGTGATCGCAGAGAGCAGTCTCCTTTCAATATTCTGTACAGTAACACCGACACCCTGCTCCCTGCTTTGTATAATAACACCCCACGACCCGCTGTAGGGCGTCGGTATAAAGACACTGACCCACTGGCGGCAGCTGTTGCGCTTACGATGAACCGCACACTTTCCTTCTGCATGGATCCAAATAATGGGGGTGATGCAGAGTTTGATAGTTTGGTGGAATACTCCATCTTGCAAGCACTTGTCCCTGGGCGTGGGATTGTGCGTTGGAAGTTTGATGCTGATTATACTGCTGTGACAAATACTTCAGTGGAGGCAATTAAGAATACCTTTGCTGAAGGGGCAGCTGTACAGGCGGAAGTCGAAAAACCGACCGGAATACAAAATGTTACTCCGCCCGATGTTCCGAAAGTCAAAAATGAACGTGTCTGCGGAGAGACTGTGCAGTATGATCGCTTCCTCTGTGGCTATGCTCTCAAATGGACGCAGGTGCCTTGGGTGAGCTTTGAGCATCACATGACAACAGAGGAGTTGGAAGAGAACTTCGGTGCAATCGGGAAGAAAGTTTCTACCGCAAAGTTGGAAGATGCTGGGGAAGGTAAAGCAGCGGGGAAGGATACCAGAGAAGTTGCCGTAGTGTATGAGGTTTGGGATAAGACCTCTCGCAGAGTTATCTTCCTCAGCCCAGGGTTGAAAGACAGGGAATTGCGAGTGGCAGAAGATCCGTGTAAGCTCTCTGGCTTCTTCCCTTGTGCAGAGCCCTTGCACTTCCTGCAAAAAATGTCTTCCATGATTCCGCAGCCTGTGTATAACCTATACAGAGAGCAGGCAGAAGAGTTAAATCTGATCACCCGCAGAATTACTGCTGTCATGTCAGCTTTAAAAGTGCGTGGGGCCTATGATGGTGGGCTGACAGAAATGCCGAATATCCTAAGTTCAGATGACAATACCTTAGTGGCTATTGAAAATGTAATGTCTTTGGATGGGAAGAAGCTGGCGGATTTGATCTTCCTTATGCCGTTAGGTGAGCTGGTCAATGTTCTGCAGCAATTGTACATGCAGCGTGGGCAGATTAAGCAAGTCATCTATGAAATCACAGGGATTAGTGATATCCTGCGAGGTGGAAGTGTGGCTAGTGAGTCAGCTACTGCCCAAAGTATCAAGAATCAATGGGGGACACTGCGGCTGAAGAGTATGCAGAAAGTTGTTTCTAAGTGGTGCCGGAATAACTTGCGGATTGTAGCTGAGATTGCTGCACAAAGCTTTTCCATAGAGACTTTCCAGCAGATGACTGGACTGCCTTATGCAACGGCACAGCAGAAAGCACAAGCGCAATTGGCAATGACGCAGTTTCAGGAGCAGCAACAAATGCAGCCACCTCCGCAGCCAGGACAACCGCCCGCACCACCAGCACAACCGCCGCAACAGGCTGTTGACACGTTAGCAACGCCAGGTTGGGATGACATTGTAGCTATGCTACGGAATGACTTGGCAGTTGAGTATCGAATTGACATCGAAACAAACTCTACCATTGCTGATGATATGGCAGAGGATCAGAAGAACATTGGTGAGTTGCTGAATGCTTTGAGCCAGTTCCTCAATGGGGTAGCACCTTTGATCGCGAATAAAGCTATGCCGTTCAGTGTGGCTAAAACAATGATGCTTGGGATTGTGCGGAAAATGGCGATGGGGCCTGAGGTTGAAGGGGAGCTGGAGAAGATGAAAGACCCGGAACCCCCAGAAGCAGAGAAGGCTCCAGCACCTCCACCACCTGACCCGAATATTCAGTTGAAGCAGCAGGCAGAGCAGGTGAAGTTGCAAGGAGAAATGCAGAAGGGCCAGCAAGAAGGGGAATTAGCTGCACAGCAGGCTCAGTTCGAAATGCAGCGCTTGCGGTTGGAAGCCCAGAAGATGCGGCAAGAGATGGAATTTGCGGCTGAAGAGCATCGGAATAAAATGCAACTTGAGCAAGAGAAAGCTTTGGTGAGTCGTGAGAAGTTTAAACAGCAGATGATGCTGGCTCAGCAGAAATTAGCACAAACCGGAATGACTTCAGGAGAGAATAATGCCAGTTTATGAGTACCATTGTGCTGCTTGTAAAGTAGACTTTGATTCTTACAAGCGGTTAGCAGATTACAAAGAGCCACAGTTGCATTCTTGCGGAAATCTTGGTCAGAAGATAATCTCGAAACCAATGATCGCGGTGGACTACCCTGCATATCAATCCCCTGCGACAGGGAAATGGATTGATGGGAAGAAAGCTCACTTGGAAGATTTAAAAGCTTCAGGTTGCCGATTGTTCGAGCCTGGGGAGCGGGAAGATGCAAAGAAGCGGGTAGTGGAAGAAGATCGAAAACTGGATACTTTTATTGACAATAGCGTAGAAAAAGTCTTCGCGGAAATTAAGGGGTAGAAACTGATGGATGAGTTAAATCTGGGCGGCGGAACGGCTGCGGAAGTCTCAAGTGGTGCTAATACGGAAGTTGCTGAGGTAACGTCGAGTAATATCGACATTGCCAGTGCAGTTGACAGTATTGGGGATTCCTTGGGCTTTGGGAAAGGTGAGGAGACCCAGAAAGAGGTAAATCCATTGCCGGAGAGAGCTGAGAAACCAGCAGTAGAGTCAACTCCTGCTTCAGTTGCTCCCGCCTCTGTGGCGCCTAAAACCTGGAAACCAGAAGAAGCCTCTACGTGGGCAGGTATCCCTCCAGCAGCACAAGCAGCTATCCTGCGACGCGAAGAGGATATGTTTAGAGGGATTGAGCAGCATAAGCAGACAGCTGCCTTTGGTGCTTCCCTCCAAGCTGTCTTTCAGCCTTATGAGCAGTTAATGCGGGCACATAACATCGACCCAGTACAGAATACTGCGAATTTAATGCAAGCGCATTATGTACTTGCAACGGGATCACCTTCGGAAAAGTCACAATTATTCGCGAAGTTGGCTTCGGATTACAGGATTGATTTGACAGCCTTAGCTGGGGGGAGTACAGATGATGCCTACTCTGACCCTCAAGTTCGCAGGCTCGAAGAAGAATTAGCACAATTGAGGTCAGGACAGGCTTCATTGCAGGAAGCGCGTTATCAGGAAGTTAAATCGAAAACGCAAACTGAAGTAAACACATTTGCGGCTGATCCAGCGAACATCTATTTTGATGAATTGTCAGATGATATAGTTCGTTTGCTGAATCAAGATAAGCAAATGACGTTGCAAAAGGCATATGAAACAGCAGTATGGACGAATCCAGTAACCAGAGCTAAAGAAGTGGAGCGGCAGACAACTGCAGCACAAGCTAAAGCGGCTGAGGAAGCGTCGAAACGGCTGAAGGATGTGCAAAGAGCAACAGGAGCAAATGTCCGAGTCCAACCGAAGGCGGGTGCAGCGACCTTACCTCTGGGAACGATGGATGATACAATGGCCGAAGCATTGGCCGCAATCAAAAACCGATCCAATTAAATCAGGAGTATTAAATCATGCCAACACCTTCAGCAACCTTCACGGAACTGGTTTCGACTACCTTCCGTAAGCATCACAAAGAAATTAAAGATAACGTCAGTAACAACAATGCATTCCTGAAAGTCCTTATGGGCAAAGGAATGATGGAAGAACTTGATGGTGGTCTTTCTATCGTAACTTCACTGGACTATAACACGAACAGCACGTATCAGCGCTATACGGGACTTGATATCCTGGATGTGAGTGAGTCTGACGTAATTACAGCAGCAGAATACCAATGGCGTCAGATCGCTCTGTCCGTTGTGTCCTCTGGCTTGCAACTTCGCATCAACAGTGGTGACTCTCAAATCATCAAGTTGGCAAAAGCGAAGATCAAGAATGCCATTCGCACTTTCAAAAACAACTTCTCTTATGATGCCTACAGTGATGGAACACTGGCGAATCAGGTGAATGGTCTGCAGGCATTGGTCGCGGACAATGGTCTCGGCACTGTCGGTGGTATTGATGCCAGCACCTGGGCTTTCTGGCGTAATAAGGTGCAGTCGGCTGCTGCTCCATTGCAAGGTGGCGGTGCGATTGTACCAGCGGCGGCTACCATGGAAAGCTTAATGCTCCCTCTGTGGCTGGCACTGACCCGTGGTGATGACAAACCTGGCCTGATCGTAGCTGACAACAACTACTTCAGTTTCTTCGAGCAGTCACAAACTTCCATCAAACGGTATACTACCAGTGATGAAGTTTCTGGTGGTTTCATGTCGTTGAAGTATAAAGGTGCTGATGTTATCTTCGACGGTGGCTCTGGTATTCCAGCGAATCACATGTACTTCTTGAACATGGATTACATGGGCTGCTCCGTTCATAAGGATGCGAACTTGACAGTGTTGGAAGAAGCCAAGCCGTTCAACCAAGATGGTGCTGTAGTACCAGTCTTGTGGATGGGTAACTTGACTTGCTCTAATCGTGCGCTTCAAGGTGTCCTGAAGGCGTAAAACCTTCTCAGAACGACCGGAGTATAAAAAGTTATTCCGGTCGGTTTATTCTTTTAATGTTTCAGGAGAAACAAAATGTCAAAAGCAAAAGTTATTATCCCCATCGCAGGTTCTCGTCCTATCGCCCAAACGTATCCAACTGACACTACACTGGATGAAGCTCTTGGGAGTATTCTTCCATTTGCTGAGCCTTACTATGGTGGTGGTGAGGTTATCTTTGTATACTTCAGCGCTACTACAGCCGCAAAAGCCTTGGTGAGTATTACACCAACCTTTACAAATGGGGCTTGGCGGGTGGAAGCTGGTCCTGTTGCTAATACTGCTAACTTAGCACAATCCGTTGGCGTAGCCGTAATGCCAGCCGCTGCTGGTAACTATGGTTGGGTGCAGATTGCTGGGATGACCCCAGTAGCTTGTAACGCCAACGTGGCGGCAAATACCTCTTTTGGGATTGTAGCTGCTGGTCAAGGTGGTGCAGTTGCAGCCGGTAAGCAGATTCTTGGTGGTCGTGTGCATGGAGCTTCTACCACTACTGTGGCAAAAACAGCTATGGGCGCTCAGATGGGTTATGGTGCTACAGGGGGCTTCAACTTCCAGGTCACTAATACTGACGGTTGGTTTGTTGGTGGTTACGTAGCTGGCACCGGCGTAGGAGCAGCAGCAATCATCACTGCGATTTCTACAGACGAGCAATTGGTAACAGTTTCGGTAGCGAATACTGCAGCCGTTACGGGTACTATTACAATGACACCAAACAATGGCACGATTTTTTACAATACAGTGTATATTAATCGTCCATTTGCTCAAGGTGCCATCACCTAATCGGGAGTAATCCCACAACCGCAGGGAGGGAATACACTCTCCCTGTAACTTACTAAAGGGAAACAAAATGGAAATCGGTGTACTTAAGGCGCGACCGCCTCACCTCAGTTTTATCCGTGTTGCAGTGGAAGACCGTGATGGGTCAATTGCAAATGGTTATCCTACCTTCAAGGATGTGGATCATGTGAGAATTACCCCACAAGGTTCTCGTGATAGCGTAGAGAAACCAGTAGCTGATTGGCTGCTTGCGACAGATCAGCAAGTTCGGGAAGAGCGTTTGCCACCTGAATGGGCGGAGAAGTTCCGTGGAGCTTATGAACACTGGAAACGTGGTGAAGAAGTGCCGATTGATGGGACGCCTTTGGTAGTTTGGCCTGCAATTTCTCCAGCGGAATTGCAAGCTTGTAAGAATGTGCATATTTTAAGTCTGGAAGATTTAGCTGTTGCCAATGATGAAGCAGTGCGTAAAATTGGCATGGGCGGTTTGGCACTGAAGCAGCGAGCACAAAAGTATCTTGCAGCTTCTGGCGGACCTGGGAAGTTGGTGGCTGAAAATGCTGACTTGCAGGCAAAGTTCAAAGACTCTGAGAGTCGTCGATTGAGTTTGGAAGAGCGTGTGATTGCCTTGGAAAAATTGGTTCAGCCAGCTTCCCCTGTGCAACACATTAAAGGAAAACCTGGTATTGAAGAGAAACTGTAACCTATGAAAACTTTACTCCAAATCGTTCAGCAATTTTGCCAAGTCACTGGTGTGGCAGTTCCAACTGCAGTAGTTAGTAGCACTGACAGCCAGATTGTGCAAATCCTCGGACTGCTTAATGAGGGGCTGGATGAAATGGTAGTAAAGTATGATTGGTCACAGTTGGAAAAAACAGCTACTTTTACTTCAACCGCAGTAGAAAGCCAGGGGACAGTGGATTCCATTGCCCCTGGGCTGCGGTCAATCATCCCAAATACCTTTTGGAGTGAGACGAATCGTTTACCTTCATATGGTTCCATCACGCCGCAAGACACTCAAATTTTAAAAATCTGGGGAACTCCCAGTGCCTTGACGCAATTTCGTCAAGTTGGGAATGAATTGCATTTTATTCCTGCAATTGCAGCTGGGCTACAGTATAGCTTTGAATTCCGTTCCCAGTATGCTGTTTTAAGCAGTTTAGGGGTTCCAAAGCAGTATTTTACAGCTGATGATGATACACCGATTCTGCCGGATTATCTGCATACACTAGACCTACGCTGGCGATGGAAGGCTGAGAAGGAACTAGCCTACGCTGAAAATATGCGTTCGTTTGAATTTCGTTGCAAGCAAGCTGCTGCTGATGGGGCAACAAAACCACCCTTGTCAATGGGGAGTTCACCAAAGCAAGCTATTCCTGGGATTGTGGTTCCTATTGGGAGCTGGCAAGCATGAAGCAACCATTGGCGGGTCGGAAACCTAAAGCAAATTCTGTTGCAATACCTCGGACAGTCCCCGCCCCTGTCGGTGGGCTGAACTCTCGCGACCCTTTAGCTAATATGGCACCAACAGATGCCTTGGTGTTGGACAATTTCATCTGCCGCCCAACTTGTGTAGAATTGCGAAAGGGGCAGCAGGATCATGTAACAGCGGTTGACCCGACGGAGCAAGTTTACTCCCTACTCCCTTATAGGGATGGTGGTACTGGAAAGCTGTTTGCGGGCTTGGATTCTGGGATTTACGATGTTACGGCAGCAGGGGCTATGACTGTTCCGGTAGCAGCTTGCACCAGTGGGAAATGGGAAAGTCTGAATGCGGCTAATGCAGGGATCCGTTACTTGGTACTGGTAAATGGGGTGGACTTGCCAAAGTTCTATGATGGAACAACTTGGCAGACAGCTGTTATTACTGGAGTGGCTAATCCTGAAGCTTTTACCACTATCTCTCAGTTTAAGTTTCGAATTTTTCTCACGCAAGCAGACTCTCTGAGTTTTTGGTACCTAGCGGTTAACGCTGTGCAGGGTGCTGCCACAGAATTCCCTTTGGCACCCCTCTTCACAAAAGGCGGTGCTTTAGTTGCTGCTAATTCATGGACAGTGGATACTGGTATTGGTGCTGATGACTACGCGGTATTCATGACGAGTGAGGGTGAAGTGGCTGTTTACAAAGGGATTGATCCGAGTAATGCTGCTACTTGGGAGCTTGTAGGAGTTTACAGTACAGCAAAGCCTGTGGGAAAGAAATGCTTGTACAAGTACAATGGAGAGTTGCTGCTGATTACAGACTCTGGCTTAATCTCTCTGTCGAAGCTTTTACAAAGTTCTGCGATTGATAGAACTACCAGCATTACAGACAAGGCTCAGGGGGAAATTAGTAACTTGGCTCTGTTATACGGCAGTGAATTTGGTTGGGAATTGGTACAATACTCCTTAGAGGATTTGCTGATTTTGAACAGTCCAAATACTCAGCAACTCACTACAGTTCAGTTCGCGATGAACACTATCACAGGAGCTTGGAGCAAGTTCCGAGCAATGCCAGCAAATTGTTTTGCGGAGTTTAACGGAAACTTGTACTATGGAAGCTTGGGAAAAGTTGCGCAAGCTCTGACAGGGGAAGATGACTTTGGAGCAAATATAACTGCAACCGCGAAAACTTCTTTCAACTACTTTGGAATGGGAATTCGGCAGAAGCATGTGAAAATGCTACGACCGAATTTTTACTTGAGCAAAAAGATCACTGTGAGTTTTGCTTTAAGTCCTAATTTTCAGGTTAATGACTACATTGCGCAGTCTTCCACTAGTCCCAATGGCTTTTCTCTTTTTGACATTTCTCTTTGGGACCAAGCTGTTTGGTCAGGGGATACTTTCACTGATGATCAATGGCGTACAGTGGCACAAAAACCTGGGTATTGCATGGCAACTCTGCTTCAGCTTAATGATAAAGACTTAAACTTTCAGTGGAATAGTACTGATTACCTGCTAGCGGCAGGTTCTAACTTTTAACCGACCGGAATACAACTTCTTACTCCGACCGCTTATGAAAATTATCACTGGGCAAAATGAAAGGCTAGGCCCTTGGCTCTGTGAACGGCAGGAGGGAGCTAGTTGGTTCCCAGGTTGTGGGGAGGTCATCGGACTTGAAACTGACGAAGGTGAAATTCTTGCAGCGGTTCTTTTTGATGAGTACAACCAGGCTAACGTGAACATGCACGTAGCGGCTGTGCCAGGAAGGCGCTGGATGACAAGGGAGTATTTATGGTATTGTTTCTACTACCCTTTTGTAGAACTTGGTTGTAAGCGCATTACCGGTATCGTACCGGCAAGTAACTTAGAAGCACGTCGATTCGACGAACATTTGGGCTTTACTCTTGAGGCGACCCTTAAAGACGCTCACCCCCAAGGTGATCTTTTACTCTATGTTATGAGAAAAGAAAACTGCAGATGGTTAAAATTTAAGGAGAGCCTGCATGGGCAAGAAAAGCGCACCACCACCACCGGATTACGCGGCAGCAGCTAAACAGCAAGGTGCTGATAATCTGGTTTCAAATCAGCAAACAGCTGCCTTAGCCAGACCTACGCAGATTGATTCCAATGGGAGTCAAACTTGGGCTTTGCGCGAAGGGGCTGATACAAAAAACCCACAGGCAGGTGATTGGATTGTTACCAATAAACTGAATGATACTCAACAGGCGTTAAAAGATCAACAGGATGCGTTAAGTTCCCAATTTGGGACTTTGGCTTCTGGGGCTTTGAAAACCGTTGGGAATACTTTAGGGACTTCATTTGATACCGCAGGCCTTCCGCAGGCGACAGCACTCTCAAATTCGGGCTTAACAACTGTAGCTCCTGTAGGAGCTGGGCGTCAGGTAGGAGCTGGGCGTCAGGTAGGAGCTGGGCAATCAGTTGGGCCTGGGCAAACCCTCGGACCTGGGCAGAGTTTAGGAGCTGCCCCAGCAGGTGAGCGGTTTTCTGGGGAGGCTCAATTTACTGGGGGGCCGGAAGTGCCAACAAATCGAGCTAGTCTGACCACAGACGACTTACGCAATTTCGGAAATGTAGAAGGCACCTCAGAAAACTCTCGGCAGCGGATTACTGATGCTTTGTATCAGCGCCAACGCGCAATGCTCGACCCACAGACACAACAGCAATCGTCGGATTTGACGTCTCGCCTGGCAGCACAAGGTATTACAGAAGGTTCTGAGGCTTATAATAGGGCAATGGACAATCAAGCTCGACAGCATTCTTCTGCCTATGATGAAGCTCGTTCCTCAGCAATTTTGGCCGGTGGAGCTGAAGATTCTCGTATAGGAACGCAGAATTTGAACGTAGCAAATTTCCAGAATTCTACCAGAGGGCAGGAGTTTGGGGAAAATCAAGCTGTTGCTGGCTTTAATAATGCTAATTTGGATACTACGTTTTCGCAGGGGATGGCGAAGTCGCAGATGCAGAATGAGAACGCCCAACGAATCTTTGCAAATGGGCTGGCGAGGACTCAGTTTAATGCTGGGCAGTCTCAGCAAGACTTCCAGAATAGGGGTGTAACAGCCAACTTTAATAACATGAATGAGCTGCAACGCGCTCAATTTGCCAACGCTACAGAACTGGAACGCGCTCAATTTGCTAATGCTACAGAACTAGAACGTGCTCAGTTTGCTAATGCTACAGAACTAGAACGTGCTGGCTTTGTGGATTCTCAAGAAATGCAGCGAGCTGGTTTTAACTCCCAACTCCGTGGGCAGCAGTTTGGTGAAAACCAAGCAATGACAGCAGCAAACAACACTCTACATACTAATGCTGTGCAAGAGGCCTTGATGCTTCGACAGTTGGGTATGAATGAAGCAAATGCTTTGCGCACTGGAAATCAAGTGGGGAATATGGGCTTTCAAGCTTATGGCGGCGGTGGGCAAGTACAAGCTGCTGATAGTTATGGCGCTGTTAAAGATGGGTATAATGCTCAAGTGGCGGCTACAAATATGTCGAATGCCAATAGTGCTGCAGCGTTTAAAGGTGCAATGTCTGTTGGAAGTATGTTCATGTCTGACCGCAGAGCGAAAACGCAGATTAAACAAATTGGTTGGCACCCCCTTGGGATTCCTTGGTACTCTTGGGTTTACACTATGGGCGAGCATATTGGGCAGCTTTGGCAGGGGGTTATGGCGGATGAAGTTAAGTTAGTCTGTCCTGAAGCTGTGGTACGCTTCCCAGATGGCTTTGATCGTGTAAATTACCGTTTAATTGGAGGTCAGAATGGCTACTAAGCAGAGTGCTGGGAATGTGATGCAACCCACGAATCCTGGAGGGTTTGGAGCAGAGACAGCAGCTATCGGGAGAAAGCGTGCGATTGCTGAGGCTTTGCTAAAAAGGTCTCAAGCAGGAATGGGGGAGGGGCAGATGGTTAGCGGTCACTATGTGGCACCTCACTGGAGTGAAGGCATTGCACAGTTGGCAGGGGCTTACCTAAGTAAGCGAGACCTGAAGAAAGCTGACGAGGAAGAAGGTGACCTGAAAACTCGTTACAATGCAGGGTTGCAAGAAGCTTTGCAGCAGTATTCAAAGAAATCGCAAGGTACACCAGAGGTTCTTGCGGGGGAAGATGGGACTGGTGGTATGCCTGCGGTTGCCGGTGATCCGAGAGCTGCTATTATTGAAGCGATGACAAGTCAGTATGAACCTTTGCAGAAACTTGGAGCAGCAGAGTTTGCAAATCTGGGTAAAGGTGGAATGAGTGCAAAGGATATCCTGTCTCTGACGGGCTATGATGAAACTGCTAAGGTGAAAGCTGCCCAGTCAGGCAATATCGGCGATTTGAAGCGTGGGAGGAAGTCTCACGTAGTAAACGGGCAACTGGTTTATGAGGGTGATGGAGAGGCACCTACAGTTCTTGGAGGGGATTTCAGGGATAAGTTTAATGCTCCGGAGACCATGACAGGGCCGAACGGTGAGATACTAACGCAGACTGCTAAAGGCACTGGGGAAGTGAAAGCTCTTGGTGGGGGCGGGGTGACTGTGAACACAGGTGACACAAAAGCTGCCAATGCCTTTGGGGAAGCTGCTTCAAAAGCCTCCGTAGGGAATCTGGAGAAAAGCTTTGAATCTGCAAAAGCCGCTCAGAAAAGTTTTGAAGTCTTTTCCAATGCCGCTAGTCACCTAGGGAACGTCAAAGGTGGAACCGGTGCTGATGTGATTCAAGGTGCAAAGAAAGTAGCTCAGATGTTAGGTGCGCCGCTTGACCCAAGCATCACTTCAATGGAACAGGTAAAAGCCGCTTTGGGGCAGGCTGTGATGGATAACGCTAAGACGCTGGGAACTGGAAATGGCTTTACAGACAGTGACCGAAAATTCTTAACCGACCTTACCTTCGGAAATTTGAATTTGGATGAAGCTACACTGAAGCGGGCTGTGGACTTGGGCTTAGCTAGTTCAGTGAATACACTGAAAAGCCATGACAAACTTATACAAAAACTCGGCTCTGTCCCAGGCTCTAATCCTGAGATGATGAACTCTTTTGCAGTGGGGACACCGGAATTCAGTTTGGATGCAGATCGTTTCCACTTTGACCCGAAAACTGAGCGCTTTTTGGTTAAGACCTCCACTGGTCAAGGGGCTTCTCCTTTGGTAGGGCAAGGGCAGCCAGCGAAGCAAGCTCAACCTCAATTACACCCTGATCCGAAGAAGAATGCTCGAATGCTGGAATTGCAACAATTGCTTCAAGGAGGTCAATAATGACGCCTGATGAAAGACTAGCTGCAATGGAAGAGCTGCATCGCTTGCAAGTGGAAGCGAAAGGACAGCCCGCAGAACCTTCGATGCTGGAGAAGTTGTCAGGCTATATGCCGGATGTTGTGAAGAATATTGGCACAGCTGCCTACAAGGGGCTTACCGATATCCCAGCAATGGCAGCTGATGCTCATGCTGGTGGCTATGATGCTACAGACGCTTTGATGGCTGCTTCGGGGCTGCCACCTCGGAAGCTGAATAAAAACATGCCAGTGACTACAGCTTTAGAAAGTACTGGATATCAGCCGAAAACCCAAGGGGAGCGGTATGTGAATCAGGGAGTAAGAGCAGCTACTGGTGCGATGATGGGGCCTGGCTCCTTGGCTGGTAGGGGGAAGGCGGCTCTTACTGGGGGCATTGGAGGACTTGCTGGGGAGGGTGCAGCGCAACTGCCAGGGGTAAAGGGAACTTCCGCAGAACCTTATGCCCGTATAACAGCGGCTTTACTTGGCAGCGGGGCTACAGCAGCAGGATTGTCACAAGTGCGAAATACGAAAGACATTGCGAAAGAAGCCTTGCTGGATTTTAAGCCTGAGGATCTTGACAGAACACTGAAAACTCTGCAAACTTCCCACCACCCAGGAATGCCTGTGAGGTTGAATGCTTCCCAAGCCGTGGGGAAACCTACAAACTTGGATAATCTGGTGGAACTGCTCTCAACTCGAGTGGAAGGACAGCCTTTGATTGAGCAGTTACGAGAGCAGCCGAAGCAGATTAAAAATCTTGCAGAGAGGTTGCAGAGGACACTGCCAGGAACTGCAAAAGAGCCAGCAGCAATTGCGAATGCTTCTCAAGACGCTGCAACATCGGTGATACAAAAGGAACTGAAGGCAAGGTCTGATGCAGTACGTCCTTACTATAAAGCAGCTGGAGTGGCGCCACAAGAGTTCCTACAGCAGACTGAGCAGAGATTAGCACAAGCTGTTTTAGCGAATCCTGATACGGTGAAAGGGGCTTTACTCGATGACCTGCGGCAGGTATTTACAAATGCCAAGGCAAGGGGTCAGGGGAAGGCTTCAACGCTTTTGGATGCAAAGGGGAAACCTTTTGCAGGAGCAGAGAATCCTATCAGCATGGAAGAGTTGAATGACTCTATGCGTTCACTTACGACTGGACTGAAGAATGTTAATACGAATTCAAAGGCGGGGGATAAAGAAGCTGTTGGGAATTTATTAGCAGCTGTTAAAGGAATTCGGGAAGAGATGGGGATGCTCAGTCCTTCCTTTAAAAAAGGGAATGATTTGTATGCTGAGATTTCTAGTAGCGTAGTAGACCCACTGAAAAAAAGTGTCACTGGAAGGGTTTCAGGGAGGTCTGGAGCTTTAGCTGATGTGGAAGGTGTGAATAAGTTACTGCCAATTCTCGCAAAAGGGCGTGACCCGAAAACTCCTGCGAGTAGCTCAGAGATTCTGAAATTTGCGCAGGACACAAAAGCGACTCCAGAGGTTTTCCAAGATGCCTTTAAAACTCATGTGTCAAAGGCACTTGCTGATGTGGAGACTACTTTAGTTGGACAGCCAGCAGCTAACATTGCAGAAGTTGTGAAGCAAAAACTCTTTGCCACACCAGCACAACAACAGGGTATGCGGGATGCTATTACTGGCATTGCGAAGGCTCAAGGTCAAGACCCGAAAAGGGTTACTGAAGGCTTCATGCAGGGTTTACGGATGATTGAAGCTGCTGCGAAGAGGCCAAGTAATCTGGGACCAAGTGCACAGCAATTTGAGCAAATGGCGGGAAGGTCAAAGTTTGCTTCCACTGTGCAGCTAGCGAGCTTGAATGCAGGGAATCAAGCTGGTAAAGGTTTCCGTGGTTGGGTGACTTCTAAAACCTATCAGGAATTAGCTGATAACTTGACAACACCAGAAGGTTTCGCTAGGCTGCAAGAATTAGCAAAAACACCGATTATGAGCAGAAAAGCTCAGGCGATACTGAACACTTTGGTAACGACTACGGGGCAAGGTACTCAGGTAAGTGGTGAAGATTAAAACCGACCGGAGTAATAATTAGTAATCCGACCAGACTAAAGAGAGGTGTAAAATGACTTGGAACGGTAATGGGGTGTTTAACCCTCCAGGAGGCCCAGAGTTTCCTGCAATAGCAAATGACCTGATCCGGAGTTCATATTATAACTCTGTGATTCAGTCTCTTTGTGACGCTTTTTTGAACACACTGCCACGGGACGGGCAAGCTCCCATGACAGGGGATATTGATGGGAATAACTTGTACCGAGTGAAGAATTTGCCAGCGGCAGTTGCTAATGGGCAGTCAGTACGGTATCAAGAGTTTATAGCACTTCAGACTACAGTGAACGGCTTAGCTAGTTCAGTAGAACCTTTTATCTACCTTAATGCGGGGTTAGTATGACAACGACAGCACAATATGCAACAGTTCCCAAAAGTGGGATTGCACAAGTTTCCACAGCGAATACAAATTTAGATGGTACTGGTACTCTGGCAATTATTGCAGCAGCTGGGGCTACTGGAACTCGAATAGACGGCTTACTTATTAAAGCTACTGGAACTACAACAGCTGGAATGATTCGCTTTTTTCTGACAAAAGGACGCGCTCTTCCAGTAATAACTTCCATTACTTTTACAGGAACTACAGCTGTGCTCACTACTGCAGATGCTCATGGACTTACTACAGGGCAGTTAGTTACTGTAGTGGGCTGTCGACCTGATGAATACAATGTGGATGGAGTCGTAGTAACTGTAACCGGAGCTACCACTTTTTCCTATGTAATGTCAGTTGCCCCAACAACGAATGCAGTGACTCTTGGAAGTGCTTCTACCACCTTGGCAACTCCAAGCTCTCGACTACTGCTGGAAATTCCAGTAACAGCTGCTACCCCAAGTGGTACAGTAACTTCTTTTGTGGCTACCTTAGGCTCTGCAAATTCTACCTATAAAGTTTATTTCCCCTTAGTATTACAAGCAGGTTGGACTTTGCGTGCAAGCACTCATAATGCGGAAACCTTTAACATCTTGCCAACTTTTGCAGGGGACTTCTCATGAACTCTGGCCTTTTTCCTGGGATCAGTTCTGGAGCGGCTTCTTTAAGCTCTTCCGGCTCTCAGACTTTTACTACTTCTGGGATTTTTACGGCGCCTCAAGCCACCTTTTTCTTGGTTGAAGTCACTGCTCCAGGTGGCGGTGGGGGTTCTGGTGGAAGGGATGATTATACTGGAGTTACACCTAATGGTGGGGGTGCTGGGGGTGCTGGTGGGACAGGTTTAGCCATTCTTCCTGCAGGACTTCTGCCCACCTTAACAACAGTCACTATTGGGGCGCCTGGAGCTTCAGGTGCAGCCAGAACTACTGATGCCACTCTTGGGGCAAATGGAGGTACTGGTGGTACAACTTCCTTTGGAAGCTATATCAGCTGCACGGGGGGCGGGGGTGGTCTGGGCGGAGCCTCAGGTACTGGAGGCTCTGGTGGGGCTGGTGGAACTGCTACAATTACAGCTCCTGCCACTTCCCTTTTGGCAGTTTCAGGTACTGCTGGAGGTGCCGGAGGAATTGCTGGAGGAGGTTTAGGGGCAGCTGGTACATCCTCAGCTTCCGCCGGAGCAGCTACCGGTGGTGGTGGTGGTGGGGGAGGTAGCACTGGCGGCTCTAATGTAGCTGGTGGTGCTGGTGGTGCTTCTACAAAAAATGCTACGACTCTTGCCGGTGGACTTGCCTCAGCAGCTGGCGCACCTTCAACTGCTGGTGGGGTAGGGTCTGCCGGCTTTGCGCTTGCAAGTGGCAACCCTGACTTAGGCCTTCCAGCTCTTTCTTTGCCTATAAGTTCTGGAGGCGGTGGAAGTGGCGGAGCTTCTACAGGGGTTTGCGGTTCTGGCGGTAATGGTGGTTTTCCTGGTGGTGGTGGGGG